AAAGTGAGTGAAGCTTACTCATACCATCCTTATGAAATATATCAGCAATCCCTCCACGAGCAATCTCAGACATAGGGATGCCGGTTACTCTGGACTGTTTCTTCAATTTCCGGTAAAGGCTTCTTGGCAGAGCAATATTTACCATAACAACTCTCTCTTTTGTATAGTTATAGACAGCTCCGCTGGAGTCTTCAGCAAATCCGGCCGCAATGACGTCCCTCAATTTCTTTCCATAAACCCGCTCAAAAATTTGGGTGATCCTCATCTTCGATAACTCATATTTCCTAGACATCCTTGCGAGAGTCGTCTCACCATTAAAAATGTTGTCCAAATCTTTGAGAAAACCCTTACCATGTTTCTTCTTTAGGTGCTGTCTATACTCATCTATGGTCATTTTCTTGGCACCCCTTTTCTTTTTAACAGCCTTTTCTTTTGTGACTTCAGCCATATAGCCTCCTATTGTTTAGACATAATATATACTTTTTTAATGAAAATGTAAAGTGTTTTATATAAAAGCCTTTACTTTTAGCGTCTAATATAGTAATAATGTGTTTTATCCACACACTATAAACTTCTGATTTCACCCATAAATCTATCCAGGAGGGATGATGGAAAAGCCCAAAAGACCCCGCCGCAGGCAGTTACAAGAGAATTTGGTTGAGATGGCCGTAAAAATTATTGAGAATGATATCGACCCAATGTACCACAGGAAAAGGCATCTTGAAAAGATATATATCCATAAGCAGCCAAATAACAAGTATTTTAAATTATTCATGAAGATTGCTCAATATCTTGAAGAGCTAAAGGGGAATTATAAAAACCCAATGGATGAGCTTTTTAGAGACTACTTTTTCTGTATATGCCGTTCTTATAGAAAAGCACCTGAGCTAATGAGATTCTCTCCAACTCCCACCAATAGGATAAAATTTGACGAGTTCATCTATCGGTACACCATCGAATCCGGTGAAGAGTATTGGCTTACAGAAGATCCAGTTAGACACGAGATAGTTGAGTTTGAGACAGATGAAGAGCCACTCACAGTAACATTTACTGAAGTTTAACTGGAGGATAATGGATCTAACTCTTGATAAAGATGATCAAGATCGCATAATGTATTTATGCATACTTGACACAAAGTTTCTTGCCCAAGTCATAAGAAGTAATCTAAAATCCTCTCACTTTACATCTGAAATTAGGCAGAAAGTCTTCTCTACAACAGCAGATTTTTTCCTTTCATATGGAAAGGCTCCAGGGATGGATATTGTAGGGGAAATTGAGAGTAAAATAAACCGCAAACGAATAAAGGGTGAGGACAAGGAGCTTTATGAAGACTATCTCCTAAAGGTATTTTCAATACCACCGTTCTCTGAAGAAATGATAAAAGATAGGTTTGATTTCTTTATGAAAACAAGGATAGCAAGTACGTTGCTCAACTCATTACTAAAACACCAAGATCATTTTACGATAGACCCAGATAGAGCATTAAATTACGTCAGAGAGGCTTTTGAAGAAATAAACTCCTTATCATTTGGAAGTTGTATTGAGAGTATAAAAGATGATTCTGGTAAGTCGATGACAAACAGAGACTTCGTTACAAAATTTGGTATTGATCCGATAGATAGGCAGCTAGGTGGTGGGCTTAAGAAGATGAATTATGTTATCATCCAAGGGTTTACCGGGATGGGTAAATCATGGTGTATTAATCACTTAGCAAGAATGGGGGTGAGATTTGGAAATTCATCATTAGTTGTTCCGACTGAGATGTCAAATTCTACAGCAAAACTAAGGTTCAAACAATCATTCTCATGTTTGACTTCATCTGAAGCTATCTCTCAACCAGAAATTGTTAAAAAGCATACCCACTCTGCTATGAATAAGGGTGCTGATATATTTCTTTTATCAGAGGAAGAAAAATCAATGAGTGTAGAGCATCTACCATCAGTAATTGAAGATGCTGAAGCAAGGTCTGGTAAGAAGATAGACTTAATACTGCTTGATTCTGCTGATGACTTCTTGCCTCCATATGGAAAGTATAAAAACAAGCTTGAAGAGAATACTGCTATCCATACATTCCTTAAGAATTTTGCTAAAAATGAAGAGAAATGCGTTGTATCGACTGCTCAAGTCCAGAGAGGCGGAGACACGAAATTCTGGCTGGGTAAATCAAATATTGGTGACAATATTAATAAAATCCGCAAAGCTACAGTAGCAGTAAGTATAAATGGAATAGAAAAAGAGAAGCAGAGATGGCTGTACCGAATATGGTTGCTGAAAAATTCTGATGGAGCAGAAGGCGCAAAGGTGTGGTGTAAAAGAGACTTCACCAGAGGGCAATTCATTACAAGATACTCGATTTATGACCGAATAGCATATAAAGATATTATGGAAAATGAACCTATAATGGAGCAAGGAGATGATTGATGAAAAGGATAGAGGAAAAACATAGGGGATACATATTAAGTTATGAAAATCCTGAAAAAATAAAAGACGAGGTATTCAACAGGGTTCTTGGCTGGTTCAAAGAATACGACGCATTTTGTGGTGAAACAGTAATGCAGTCAGATACCCCTCAAATTGAGTCTGCTCCATTTCTAAGTGAACTTGCAGATGACGTTTTCAAGTTTAAATGGGGCGATATAGATGATTAATTTACCTGATTTAATAAATGGGATATTTGAATTTTCTGCTGGGTTTTTTGTTCTGAACCATTGCAGAGTAGTAATTAAAGAAAAGGCTGTAAAAGGCGTCAGCATAATATCAATTGTATTCTTCACATCTTGGGGGTATTGGAACTTATATTATTATCCACATCTTGAACAATGGCTATCATTCCTAGGCGGCCTATTCATTGTTGTGGCAAACTCAATATGGGTCGTCCTGCTTATAAAATACAAAAGAATTAGGAGATGATTTATGAAAAAGAAAGGGGGCAGAAGAAGTCCGTCAAATGCAAGATACGCAATTGAGATGAGATGGAGAAAAAACAAGATCAAAAAACTTAAAAGACACATAAAAAGTCATGAGAAAGATAACTGTGCTATAAGCGCCCTTAAAAGAGCTATTTGATGAATTGGAATGATCTAAAAATGTTTAGCCGGGATGAGTTGATGGATATGGTGCCAGAAGGCTTTGAATTTAAGACATTGCCTTGGACTCACCAAATATCAGCCTTCCTGGCAACAATTTCCAACGATGGCTTTTTAAGCTGTTTAGACTTGGGTGTTGGGAAAACGAAGGTAGCAATTGATACTTGCCGATATTATGACTTGATAAATGGAGGAAAGAAAAATCTTAAGGTACTTTATGTTTGTCTCCATACCGCAATTGAGAAAATGAGAGACGAGGTTGAGACTCATTCCGATTTTTCAGCAGTATGCGTTAAAGGCAGCAAAGCAGAAAGATGGGAGATGTTTTCTCAAGATCATAACTTTTACATCATCAATTATGAAGGACTCCGCTCAATCATAACAGAAAGGGTGTTATGGAAAGAGAAACATTTCTATGATGAAAAAACAAAAGAGATGAAAAGCAAGAAGGTCAAAAGGGAGGTGATAGATGATAGAAAAATATCTAAACTTAAGCGCCTCAATTTCGATGTTATAATCTTAGATGAATCCCACATGATAAAGAACTCAAAAAGTCTTGTATTCAGAATAATCAAAAAGATCCTGCCTGGCATAAAATATCGGATTCTTCTGACTGGAACACCTTTTGGAAATTCACTCATAGATGTATGGTCTCAATATTACATAGTCGATAAAGGGGAAACATTTTACCCAACATTCAGCCTCTTCAGGAGTGCCTATTTTGAAGATAAAGGATGGTTTGGCCCGTTATGGGAGCCTACTGAAGAAGGAGAGAAGATCATCAATGAAAAGCTGTACAATAAAGCCCTCCGCTATAATGAAGATGAAGTTGATGATCTGCCAAAGAAAGTTTTTAGAGTCCTTGAGTACTCTCTCACTAAAAGACAGAGGGCTGCTTATGACAGCTTAATTGATGATGATTATGATTCATTGACAGTTGAAGTCAGAAGTAAAGCTTTAGCTTTTCGTGAAATAGCAAGTGGATTTATTGCAGATTCTAATCATATATTTAAAACTAATCCGAAGCTGGATCTTCTATGGGATCTAATAGAGAATGTCCACGAGAAGCATAAAGTAGTCGTCTTTGTAGAGAGAACGATGAGCAGAAAAATAATTGAGAAGATGCTGAAGAAAAATAAGATACCATTTAGAAGCCTTAGTGGAGAGAGCAAAGATAAATACCTTGAGTATAATACATTCCAGAAAGACCCAAAGTATAGGGTGATTGTGGCACAGATAAAAACCGGTGGAGCTTCTATTGATCTTACTGCTGCGACCTACTGTATTCATTGGGAACATGGTGGGAGCGTTATCAATTTCAGGCAGTCACTTAAACGGATTCACAGAGGCGGCCAGACAAAGAGATGCTTTTTCTACAGTTTGATTGGTAAAGGAACAGTTGAGAGGAGCATCTATAAAGATTTGATGAATAACAATGATGCTTTCCAAAACATTGTTGATGGGGAGCATGCAAAAGCGTATCTTCTTGGAGGATGATTATGAGCCCAAAGAAACTTATAATAATTGGAGTATTATTGGCGGCTTTGTTTTATGGAATAGTTGTTTTCATATCAATAAAAGCATGCCATGAGATTCAAGAAGTTGGACTGAAAAATATCGTTCATGATATTTGGAATGGTGAACAAAAATAGAGGCTTACGGGTGAA